ATCTTATTCAAGTTCGGTTTATGACACTGACGTAACAATTGAGGTGAGAGGTACAGTATTACCCTCTCACCTCCATCCCAAACCACACTCATAAATTCAACCAAGTGCAAGTTTCCTCCCTGCCCAAAGCCTCCGCGGCGTTTGAGCGGCCCTCAAAACGTAACAGCAAGCACCACAACAACAACCAAGTGCAAGTTTCCTCCTGCCCCCGCGAAGCGAACATTATCAAGCGCCGCAGGCGAAGGCGCTAGCCGCTCACAGCGAGGAGGTCGCCTTCTCTTCGGCGGCCGACGTAGCGTCCTAAGACGAAGTGCAATGGCTCAGTCTACCAGGTGGTGCTTTACCATTAACAACTATACTCAACAGGACGAAGATCGCCTTCAAGCGTTAAGTTCGACATACACTGTATACGGACGTGAAGTGGGTGCCAGTGGTACACCTCATCTGCAAGGCTTCATCATCTTTACTACCAACAAGAGGCTTGCAGCAGCCAAGACGGCTATATCTGATTCCGCTCATCTCGAGATTGCTAGAGGCAGTAACAAAGAAGCATCTGATTACTGCAAGAAAGATGGCGATTTCTTTGAGGCAGGGACATGTCCTCTATCCAGTGGTAAGCGTACCGACTGGGATCGATTCAGAGAGTTCGTCGAGGCTTTGGGACGAAGACCTACGAAGATGGAAGTCTGTTTGGAGCATCCATCTCTCTATGCAAGATATCCAACAGCTGTCTTTGAGATTGCAGATGCCATTGTCGGCCAGCCACGTCTGACCGACTGTGCACCCCGTGAGGGGTGGCAGGCAGACCTTGCGTCTGTCATTGCACAACCACCTGATGACCGTAAGATACATTTTATCGTTGATCGCGCCGGCGGTGCCGGCAAAAGCTGGTTTTGCCGTTGGTTATATAGCGACTTTCCGTTGACTTCACAAGTGTTGCGCATTGGAAAACGTGATGATCTTGCTCATGCTATTGACCCTGACCGTTCAATATTTGCTTTTGATGTCCCTCGTGATTGTCTACAGTATCTTCAATATCCTATTTTGGAGATGATCAAAGACAGGATGATATTCTCACCCAAATATTTCAGTACGATGAAGATCCTACAACACAAGGCACACGTTATTGTTTTTACTAATGAAGACATTGATATGACCAAGTTAACTAATGATCGCTATAATGTTAAGCATATTTAACATATTTAAGATAAGGATAGGTTGCTTTACCCCATCCGTACACTTTACCAGCATAGCCCACCCATTTCTTAGCACGCTTATAGTTTACAGTTGCCATCTTAGCCTGTCGCCAGTGCTTAGTTCTAGCAGCCTTATACCTTGCTTGCCATGCCTTATGGGTGGCCATGTTCTTAGCACGCCTATGTGTTGTGAATACACTACGACCTGCCATTTTATTGCACGTCTCTAAAATAATTTGTGCAATCTGCTTGTGCTAATCCAAAAAATGTGGCACCTGCGTTTTTATTTGCTAACTCTTCGTTAAACCAATAAATGAAATAAATGGGAGTTTCGGCAGTGCCTTGTTCGTCCTCGTATGTTATCTGTCGATTGATTGGGTAATATCTATTTATGAGCTTGAAGCTGGGTCTATCACCACCACTTTGTTCAGCTGTTGTTCCTTCACCCAGCACCAATCGTTTTCGGTCGTGTACGTAATAGATGTCAGAATTGATTGGTAATGATGACATCTGCATAGCTGTCAATGACGATTGATCGAAGTTCTCATCACTGTTCTGGATCGTACTTCTAAAGAAGTCTGCTGTCATCGACGCACCAGCTAATAGACCTTCATTCGTGGCAATCGTGGCAATGCTGCCTTGTGAATTCTTCATAGACACCAGTGCGTAGTTCATGTACACACGCACCGCTGACGTGTTCTTGATGGCTAATTTAATTTTTATTCCACGGAAGTTGACGCTGTGGCCGACACGCGCGATCGGGCTGTAAGCCGTTGAAGCCCTAGGAATGTCAGTACACCGAAAAGCATACAGCACACCCAAACGTAAGGGGTAGTTGTGGTTGTAATCAGTTGATCCATTATCTTTAGTCGTGATCGGATGATGTTTGTTCTTACGTGCTCCTGGACGTTCTCCGATTCTCCTGGAATATCTTACAGCGCGTGGCATCTTATTCAAGTTCGGTTTATGACACTGACGTAACAATTGAGGTGAGAGGTACAGTATTACCCTCTCACCTCCATCCCAAACCACACTCATAAATTCAACCAAGTGCAAGTTTCCTCCCT